CAAACGCAACATTGAAAAAGGTGCCCAGTATGAAACTATTGGCACGATCACTGTAGGGACAAAAGGTGCAGCACTCGCGATTGCAGATATGGCTGGCAAGGCTGGCGGTGGAGGTCGTGGTGGTCCGCGTAGTCGCCCAAACTTTTCGGGATTACTTACGCAAAAGATTGGTCGCGGTCCGTCGCGCATGGTTTGGGCTGGTGGCGAGAAGGCGATCCCAGATTTTCAGAAGGCTCTCGAGCCTGTCATCAAAGAGGTAATCTTTGAAGCGAACAAAGAATTGATGAAGGTGAACCGCTAATGGCAATTAACATTCCGATTCTTACCGAGTTCTCAGACTCAGGTATTAAAGCCGCTAAAGCCGCTTTCGGTAATTTTAAGACTGCCGTTGCTGACGCCGAGGGTGGCATGGGCAAGTTTAAGGCTGGCTCAAATGCTGCTTTAGATGCAGTCAAAGCCAACGCTGGAACTTTTGCAGTTGCAGCTGGCGCGGCAATAGTTGCGTTTGCTGGTCAAAGCATTAAAGCGTTCCAAGACCTAGCGATTGCGGCAGGCAAATTTAGTGATGCAACAGGTCTAGCCGTTGAGGATGCTTCACGTTATATGGAAGTAGCTGGCGATCTAGCAATCCCAGTTGACGCCGTTTCAACTGCCATTGGTAAACTTAATCGAACGATTGGCGCAGACCCGGACAAAGTGCGCGACCTTGGCGTAGACCTTGTCTATCTCAAAGACGGTTCGTTAGACGTCAACGAAACATTCTTAAACACAATAGAACGAATTAAAGGCATTAAAGACCCAGCCGAAAAAGCCAAGGTTGCCGCTGAGCTGCTGGGTAAGGGCTGGCAAGGAATGTCAGAACTAATTGAAATGGGTGCAGACGATTTACGGCGTTCACTTCAAGGCGTGTCTGGTCAACAAGTTATTGATGCTGATGAACTTAAAAAAGCAAAAGAGTTTCGTGATGCAATGGATCAACTGGCAGACAGAGCCAAACAAGTTGCCTTAGATTTTGGCGCATTTTTGGTTCCTATAATTCTTGATTTGATTGGTTATGTTGACGATCTAACTTCAGGCCTTGAAAAAACCTATGGTTGGCTTGAACGACAAGTTGACAGACTGCCTTTTGTTGATGTTATTGATGAGGCCAGTGACAGCACCGACAGGTTCTCAGATGTTGTAGAACAAGGCAGTTTTAATTTAGATAAATTTCAAGCCGTAGTTGGCGGTCCTACTGTATATTTTAAGACTTTCAAAACGGGTGTTAACGACATAACTGAGGCTCTCGTTAACGCTGATACGGCATGGAAAGTTTTGACTGACTCGCTCGACCAAGAGGTTGCGCTTGACAACGCTAAAACTAAACTTGCAGAACTTGAAGCCGCCGCCAAACTTGCGTTTGGATCAGGCGCGCAAGCAGACATTGACGCCTACGAACAACAAGCCGCCGACTTTGTTGGAATGTTGTCAGCAATATCTGGCGCAATGGACGGCATATCATCCAAAGAAATTTTGATTCGATATAAAACGCAGGGTCCAGCGGCCGCTCTTGAGTTGGCTAACTATCTTGCTCGAGGTGCCGAGTATGGCGGTCTAAGCCAGCAGGACGCTTTGACCCTTGCTGGTATTTCCACGTTGCCCCGTAGGGCTATGGGCGGTCCCGTTAACCCTGGTGGCGGACCCTACATTGTGGGTGAGCGCGGTCCTGAGTTGTTTACACCGTCGTCGTCTGGGAACATCACGCCTAACCACGCGATGGGTGGCGGTGCCAATATCACGGTCAATGTGAACGGTGGCGACCCTGACGCAGTGGTGCGAGCAATCCAAAAATATGCTCGACAAAACGGTGCGATCCCATTACAGACCACGACAGGCGCAAGGTTCTAAATGGCTATTACGACCGCTTTTACGATCACGATTGGCAACCTTGGCGCTTCATATGACATCACGTCTGAAGTCATGTCGTTCAATGTGAACACGCAGGTTTCGTTGGCTGAGATCGGTACCAGTAATGGCTCAATGCTCATAAAAAACTTCACGGGGTCTTTTACACCGGGTGGCGGTGGCACATACGGGTCGGTTGACTGGTTTAATCAGGCCGTACTAATTAACGGCACTACAACGGTTGGCGGTGTGCCTACCAGTTTCAAACTGTTTCACGGGATCGTTGACACTTTTGCGTTAGACGACAACGGTATCAATTCGTATGTGACTATTTCGTTTGTTGACGCTTTTACCGCTGGTGGTAGTTCGGCTCCTGTAGATACCACAAGCATTGGTTTTAATGCCTCTTTAACAATTGACTTTATATATGAAAATGGGATAGCTGCAAACCCTGCCAAAATGCCAACACTTGGCGGCACCAATACAAGTTACTCAACTGTTCCTACGTTGTTAAACGACAATTTTTCAGTTTCTTGCAATCAACCTAATATTGGAAATAGTTGCAAATCTTCAACACAATTAATAGTTACCGCAATTGGGCCGTCCATGGTTATTCCTACAACAATCACTTTGACAAACCCTGATTTTAATTATCAACTTATTGATTACACCATGACTCGAAACGCTGCGAACAGGACAACTTTTCTTTTTAAAGACAAAACTGTCTCGGGGACACAACTGCCTATTGGTGATCTTGTTACTGGTTACGACGAGGACCAACTTACTAACTATGTGACCACAACTAACGTGTCTAATGGAAATACAATTACAAGTTTTAACTTAACTAGTACCACAAAATATGGTCAACGGTTTAGGTCTTACACTCAAGCAGGGTTTTTTACGTTAGATAGTGGCGTTACGCAACAAAACACAAACAATTCGTGGATCAACCGTTTTGGTGAAATAACTTTTGCCCCTCAAGAACTGACGCTTAGTTCTAAAATGGTTCAATCGGCAGCTGCTGACGCCGCCGAACCGTTTTGGAACAAGATCCTTAACATTGAGTCGGTGATGTGGCAACCAGTCCAGTTGACCTATACGCCGACCGGGTGCGCTCAGCAAACCAAAATGTCGGTTATTGCTAGTCGCCGTATTTCGGCTACACCGTCGGATTGTCAAGTAACGTTAGGTTTGTTGCCCGCATACCAGTATCAAAGTTTTATTTTGGACGACACATATTTAGGGATACTTGACAGCAGTCGAGTCGCATAAAGGAGAAACATTATGGCTACACAGTGGACAGCAGGGACAACTAGCGGACAGGTGTTGACTGCGGCGACGCTTAACACCATTGGGGCCGCAAGCGAAACTTTTACCCCAACAATTGTTGGTCTCGGCGGCGGTTCAGTCACTATTGGCAACGGCACACTGACAGGTACCTATATTCGACTACAAAAATTAGTAGTTGCTACTTACACTTTGGCTTGGGGAAGCACAACGACCAATACCACAAGCGGCTTATGGCTTTTTTCTGTGCCAATTGGCAACGCTTTACGAGGTAACGCTGCAGGTCGTATTCTTGATGCTGGCACTACTTACTACCGTGTCACAGGTTTGGCTTCAAGTAATAAAATGCTTTTGCAAGCAACTGATACTGGAAATGAAGTTCAAACTTCTACGCCTATGACTTGGACTACAAACGACGCTTTGTCCGTAACATTTATTTATGAAACGAGTGCATAATGATTATTCATTTACCAAACCCAAACGACGCAGAACTTACTGATGACCAATGGTTTGACGGTTGCCGTTTGCACCGTGACCGCCTACTTAAAGAATCTGACTGGACACAACTACCAGACTCACCCGTAGACCGTGAAGCATGGGCGACCTACCGCCAAGCCCTACGAGACTTCCCAGCAACATGGACACCAGGCCCCGAAGCGGACTTCCCTGATACACCATGAAAACCCTCGCCGTGATCGCCGCTCTTGCAGTCGTCCTCATGTTCGTCGTTACAGGATGCAATGACCGCACTCGAGACAACTGCGAAACCCAACCCACAGCCCAAAGGTGCAACCAATGAAAAAGTACACAAACTCAGAAATTAAAGCCCGACTAATTCTTATCGTGGGTATTGCTTTAGCCGTAGCGTTTCTAGGTTCGACTGCAGCTTTGTTGTACGGCCTGCTGTTTGTAATTCAACCTTTGGAAGTCAGCCCTAATGACGAATCAGCCTGGGCATTACTATCACCAATGATGTTGTTTTTAACCGGTGCCTTATCTGGAATTTTGGCAAGTAACGGCCTTAAAGACAAGGGAGACAAACAAGATGACTGACTACCCGGTACTACCCCTGATCATGCCTTCAGACCTAGAAGGTCAAAAGAACGGCGAAATTAAACCAGCCCTATTACGCGACATCAAAGCCCCAAACGGCAAACTGCACAGCCTCGCGGCCACCGCATGGAACGCGCTACAACTCGCCGCATACTTTGACGGAATAGAACTCAAGCACGTCGGCGCATACCGCCCACTAGCCCAACAGGTGGCCCTGTTCAATGAACGGTACGAAGCCAAACCCAACTTCCGCAAACCTCAAGTGACCCGCAAATACAACGGTCAAGTTTGGTGGCTAAAGCAAGGTTTCGCCCCAGCAGGAACACCCGGTACGAGCAACCACGGCTGGGGACTCGCGATAGATGT